TTCTTGCTCTGCTTCAATTCTAGCAACCACCGATTCTGCATAAGCCATAGTGCGTTCAGCAGCTCTCTTACCTGGCCCACTGCCCCACAACAAATGTGCAACAACACCAGCCGAAGGATAATTCTCAGAAGTCGGGTCAGCATCAGGTGAATCCAAATCGCCCATGTGTCTAGCAATCCAAGCCGCGATGCGAACCCACTTGTCATCGCTCACGCGACCCTCAGCCATGTCACGAGCTTCACGCACAGTGCGATCCACAAGACCGTCACCAGCCAAACCCTGCTCATAGTATTCAAGGCCACGGCGCGCGGCTGCTCTCATGTATGCAGGTGCTTCCTGATTTATTGCACGGTCTTCATCATCAGGTTCATCTTCATCGCCAAACATTTCGGGTTCGGCAATTCGGGTCAAGTCAGCCACAGGCACGGTGCTGATAAGAACAGACTCAACAAAGAAGCCGCCCATGTCCTCATAAATCTTCACCTGAGCCGTGTCGCCCTCAACCGAATAAACTTCACCGGTCAAAGTTTCGCCATCAACTTCCCAGGTCACATAATCGCCGACCAGCAAACTGCCAACAGCTGCGCGTTCACCCTCAAACGGTTCATCCGTGGCAATGCTCAAAGCAACAGCGTTATCAATCGCGCCCTGTTTGCTGTCATGGCAGGCAACCAAGTCACCGGCTTCATCAACAACAGCCCAACCCGACTCGCAACCAACACGATCCTTAGCAATGAAATACGGCATCAGCGCACCACCAAAATTCTTAGATTGCAACCAGTCTGCGAAGTAATCGCATACAACTCATCACCAGGCAACAGTTGAACCGTGCTAGTAGCCGTGGCCACAGCGTGCATACCGTTATCCACAGTCACATCAGCACCACCAATGAAAATCTCTTTACTGGTTGCGTGTTCGTGGTTGTGAACGGAAACATGCTGAACCGAAGAACTAGCCCCAACAACCAAAGTGCGAACATTCTGCACCAAGTCAAAACCGTAGGTCTTTACTGCCATTAGTAGACCGTGCCTGGTGCTGTCGGGTCAATCTGTGCAACAGGTTGAAGCTGAGTCGAAGGAACGCCTGTGTGAGCAATCGAAGGCAAATCAAGCGCAGCCAAAGTTTCAGCAGGGTCGAAACCAACCTGAATAAGCATCTGCGCCATCTTGACCAACTTTTCTTCTTCCACGATGGCCGTCTGTGCAAGGTCAATGTTCGCTAGTGGCACACGGTGCTGGTTGCCATCCTCAACAGGTGACAAGTCTTCCAACCTGCGCACATCGTTGACAGACATAACACCCGACTGTGTGCCGATGCTGTAAGAAGTCATGCGCGACTGCAAGTCACCACGCAGCAAAGCGTTGAAGTTGAACTTGATGAACGCCGCTGGTGTTGGCAGCAATTTGCTGTAACTCCACTCAATCTTTTCAAGAATCGGTCTGAGCGTGTGCGAAATGAACTGCAAGTTGTTTTGCTCAACCGATGCGTAACTGGCCGTGCCAGGAATACCCATCATGTGCAACGGAATGTTGAACGCGCGCGCCATTTCTTCCACAGCGAACCTGCGAGAATCCAAGAACTGTGCCTGATCGTTAGGAACGCTGGTCGGCTTGTATTGTGCGCCACCCGATAGAACACCGGTCTTGTGAGCTTTACGCCAACCACGGTGACGGCTATCAAAACCGTCAACAAGGTTCTTAGCCTGTTCCTGAGTCAACGCACCAGGGAACTCAATAACACCCTGAGTAGTCGCACCCTGACCAAAGAACCTAGCCGCATACGCCTGCAAAGCCGAAGCCACACCCAACGCATCCTTCAACTTAGTCACACGCGCAATACCAGTCAACGAACCAGGTTCAGCCAAATCAATGATGTGAATGATGTCATCACTGGTCAAAGTCTTGCCCTCGTTGCCGATAACAAAAGTCTTCCGACCAATGCTGTTGCGCTTCACCTCAACAGTGTTCGGATCTAGCACCACAAGGTTCACAACCTCGCCGTTACGGTCACGGAATACGCGCGTGTAACTGTTGCCATAAACCAGCAACGAAGTCACAAGTGCGCCATAGTGCGCCTGTCTGGTGGTGTCAACATCAGGCTGGTCAACCCAACTAGGCTTCGGCCGATACGGTTGACGGTCACCATCAATGCGAATAAACGCATCACAAGGCAAGGTGCTGATCGTGTCGCTGATAAGTGACACAGCTGAAAAGAACGCAACAATCTCAAACGCCGACTGGCCATTGATGGCAACACCAGCGTTCGACTCAATGCCAGGCTCAATGCCCGAACCCCAAACAGTCTGAAAACTGATAGCCCTCTGCTCAAACAACTTATTCAGCATTACTTCTGACCTCGCTCAATCGCCAAACCAAACAACAAAACGCCGACACCGGCAACAACAACACCCAACGGTGGAAACACAACACCAACACCGATAGCGATTAGTGCTGCACCAGCAGCCTGAAAAATTGTGGCAATCATCTACACGCCTTCACATAAAGAACTCAGGTATAACCTGTGCTTCTAGTTTAGCCGAGGCACGGTCATACGCGGCAATGGCAGCAACAGCACAGTCAATCCTGCGATTAGAGTTTCGGTTCTCTTTGACGATGCGCACACCCAGGTTGTCGGCCTTAGTCACAGCGTTAGTGAAATGGCGCGACACCATCGGGTCACCATCGTTACTCAGTCGCGCTTCCGTGACCGCATCATAAAACTTCGCGCAAGCTGTAACCATGCGGCGAGCAGAAGTCGTAGGATATTCAACAATTGGCACTCCTTGATCTTGTAAAACTTCCATTGAACGCTGCCACCTAAAAGGGTCGCAGACAACTTCGCGCACTTTATACGCGGCACAGAACGCGAGAATCTCGTTCTCGGCTTCCTGAATCTCAACACGCCAACTATCGTCAGCACCCACAGGCTTTTCCCAAGCCTTCACCATGAACACATAAGCAGGTTTCTCAGCCGTTGGGATAGTGCAACCAATGATGGCCGTGGTGTCACCTGAGAACGAACCATCGAAACCCAACACATACTCGTCATCAGGGTCAAGTTCGCGAGGGTCAGCCAACCCTTCCCAAACACCTGACGGCAACCACGACAGCTGCGAACTGACCCACTGATTCAAACGCTTAGTGCGGAACTCTGCTTCTGGTGTGCGCTTCACAGCCGATTCAAAGTCGGCGCGGCTCACGATGTCATCAAAGCCAGGGTTCGCGACCTGCCACGATTCAGGCAAACGGTGATCTGCCTCAGCCGGTGCTTCCCACCAAGCCATGAAGAAGTTAGGGTCAACGATTTCGCCTGTGGCAACTCTCTTGCCGTATTGATATAGCGAATAGGCGATTGAGTCCTGACCGGTGGCATCCGACTTCACACCAGCAGTCGTGATCGCAACGAGCTGCCCAATCTTGCCACGGTTACCCATCGCCAGGCTGAACACATCAAACAGTTCACGACTCTGGTGCGCGTGTAACTCATCCATAATCACACGGCTAGGGTTCAGACCTTCTTTGGAATAAGCCTCAGCACTGACCACGCGAAACACGCTGTTAGTTTCAGGCACAAAGATTGAGTCCTTGTAAATCTGCACCATGTCTTTGAGTTCACTGCGCTCAACCATGCGCTTCGCCTCACCGAATACGATTCTGGCCTGTTCCTTCTCAGCGGCAACAGCGATAACCTCGCCACCGTTGATGCCCTCACCTAATAGCGAATACAACCCAATGGCAGCCGAAGACAAAGCGGACTTGCCGTTCTTGCGCGGCATCCCAATCAAAGCAATCTGCGCTTCCAAACCACCATCAGTATCTCGCGCATAAAGGCGTTTCAACAATTCCTTCTGCCAATCACGAAGGCGCAACGCATCACCAGCACGACCAGCAATGCCATCCTTGCCAACAGACCCAAACGCCTCAGCAAACAAACCAGCAAACTCGCCATCGCCACGATCCATCGACACCTGGTCAACCGGTGTGAGCCAGGCTGGTGGCCAACTAGCCATCTTGCTTCTTAGCCTTCAACGCCATCAGTTCTTCCAACTTGCTTTTGGTCTTCGTGCTGATAAGACCAAGCCTGGTTCGGTCAGCCGGTGTAAACCCAAGCAGACTCAGGTTCTTCACAATCAACATCTCGACATCATTCAGCTGCTTAGTCATGTGCCACTCGTCAGGATGCGCCGCCACATAGTCGCGCAAAGTTTCGCGCCGGTCAATCTGTTCAGCAATCAACTGAACCAGCTGCGTGTCAGTCTTAATGCTGATCCACAACTCACCAACACCAAACACCGAATCCCAAAACTGTTTACCCTGCTCACCCAACGGCCTCAACGGTTCACGGTAACCGTATTCAAGCGGCGCAATGCCATCATTCGTGCGAATAGGCCGCTTACCAGGATTGCCCTGCAACAGCCTCAATTCGGCAGGCTTAGGTTGATTAGCCAAAACACACCATCCCTTTGCTCAAAGTCCGTTAGAACGCCACACAGCGCCATACAAGACTAACCCAGAAACAACCCAACTGCGTAGGTGTGCGCAAAAG